AACATCAATGATATCCGAGATGGTGAACCACCAGCAGCATGGCAATATGCGGCAGATCGGCATGGAAACATCCATTCGAACTATGGATATCTAATTTTCTCAAAGCGATATCACAATCAATTTAAAAATGCCTTGAATGAACTTTGTCAAAATCCAGATTCTCGTCGAGCGAATATGATTTACACTCGTCCCGAAATTTGGACTGAATTTGATGAGGGTGGAAAATCCGATTTCATTTGTACGAATGCGGTATGCTATTATATCCGTGACGGAAAGATGCACGCTGTAGTTCAGATGAGGTCGAATGATGTCGTGTTTGGATATAAAAATGACCGAGCATGGGCAAAATACATTCTCGACGCCATGGTTTCTGACTACAATTGGATGAACCCAAAAGGAGATATAGTTGAAGCCGGAGATATTCACTGGCAGGTTCAGAATCTACATGTTTATGAAAGACACTTTCACCTTGTGAGGGAGAATTAATATGGAATTTATCGCTGGATTTGTTTTAGGATTTACATTCCTTGAACTTCTATGGATCTTTGCAATTTTTGGAGTCGGAATTTCTGGTTCTATGGTCGACTCCACTATTGCTGGTCTTGTTTCAATCGCACTTTTCTTTACTGGACTCTGGTTTTTCTATGATGTAAATCTTGTTCAGAACCTGTTTACTATATTCATTGGACTAGCTGCATATTTTGTGGCTGGTGGACTATGGACACTCTTTGTAAGTTGGCCAGAATTTCTTGACAAGAATTCAACTGCAATTCGTGATGACTTTATGCAATGGCAACGCCTTAAAAATACACAAGGTGAGAATGCTTCCCTTGAACATTTTTATGGTTCTAGTGAAAATATGTGGAAAGCTTCGAGTAATGTCCAATGGATCACGGGAATGATCACAACCTGGTTCTTTGAGGCGATTTGGAGAGTTCTTTCTGATCCTCTTTCTTGGGCTTGGAACAAGACTTATGAACTCTTTTCCGCTCAGTATGAAAGAGTTTCTCGTCGTAAAATCAAGGAGAATATTGAAAAATGAGTGTTATCAAGCAAATGGTACGCGATGAAAACCAGGTTGAGTTCGCATATTATCGCGATCGTCAGCTCTGGTATGAAGTCATGTATATGGATGATAGTATGCTTCCACAGAAGTTCCTATTTCCGGTACCCATCGAAGATATTGGAAATGCAACGTTTACTCGGGTTGAAAAGGCTCTTCTATTGATGAGATATATTCGAAAGCATCTCAAAACTTTGGAGGAAAAAGACAATGAAGATCAAACGGAATCTTCTTGATATCAAACAAGAAATTAGTGAATGTCGAGACCGTATTGTTGAACTTGAAAATGAAGCTAAAGTGTTCATCGATCACTGTCCACATCCTGAAGATTTTATTCATATTCAACCCGAAACAATGGAAGATGAATATGGCGACTATACTTCTGAAACAGTAATAACCTATACTTGTAATCTTTGTACTGGTCGATTTGTTGAAACTATTGGTACTGAAGAAAGAATTCCATCGCTTGCGACGGTATTAACAAGAAGGAAATCTAATGGAGAATGAGTTTCATATAGATTCGGACTATATCGAAAAAACTCTTGATAATAGCATGGTTGCGATACAATCTTTAAGTAATTCGATAAGCCGTGGAACTCATCATTTTGATCGAGATCATACACATGAACTATTTACAATTTGTGTCTGTGATGATAAAATAAACCCAGAATGCCCATTACATAAGGAATTTTTAGATGGACAGTGATATCCCATTCGCTATTTTAATCACGGCATGTTGTATTTTTGCTCTTATACTTGCCTTTTCTCTTGGAATGTTGAAAGCAACAGATACCGCATGGCATTCATTTTGTGATGTCGAAACCCAAGAACTCATCTGGTCACCAACGGGGATGCATTGTGTTGATGAATAAGTGGGACGAAAGATTTCTCGATATGGCTGAGCTTGTGGCGACGTGGTCAAAAGATCCGTCAACCAAAATCGGAGCTGTATGTGTAGAACCACAATCCAAACGAATTCTTTCGATGGGTTACAATGGTTTTCCTCGCGGTATTGCTGATTTAGATTGGAGATACGAAGACAAAGAAGTCAAGTATTCTCTTGTCGTCCATGCCGAGGCAAATGCAATTTACAATGCAACGTCAAACGGCGTCTCTCTCGAAGGATCAACAATTTATGTGACCGGACTTCCCTCTTGTTCTGATTGTGCCAAAGGTATTATCCAAGTTGGGATCAAGCGAGTTGTCTGTAGAGCTCCAAATATTCCATCACACTGGGGAGAGCATTGGAAAAAATCAAAAGCAATGTATCGAGAAGCTTGTATAGATTTTTTGCTTACGAGCGGAATAGAAGGCGGAATAGAAGCGGGAGTTGAGTATGAACCTAACGAATGATCAAAAGGTTGGTATTATAATCTTGTCATTTTTATTAACATTTCTCATTATCGTAACGTCATTTGCAATATATGACACACATACCCAAATGAAAATGTGCCTTGACGCAGAAAAAGATTGGATTGATGGAAACTGTGTCGATCCTGACGTATAACTACTTGTATGGACCTACCCAGTAATACTACTGGCCAAAATATGCTGTCCTTAAACTGATATGGAGAAAATCAATGGATAACGAAATTCGTGTCGGCATCATCGGTGTCGGTAACTGTGCTAAATCTCTGGTCGAAGGTGTTCAATACTACGTCCAGAATCCCGAAGATAAGATCGGTCTTATGTACCCCGATATCGGTGGTTACACGACCGAGCATCTCAAGTTTGTAGTCGGATTCGATGTCGACCGTCGTAAGGTCAATCGTACTCTGAAAGAGGCACTTCGTGCTTCCCCGAACTGCGCAATGGATCATGTTGATGAGATCTCCGAACAACTCGTACCAGCCTCTTCAAAAGTCTATTCAGCTCCGAAGATGGATGGTGTCGCCCCTTACATGGAGAAGTTTCCTGAGGAAGTTTCTTTTCGTACGGGTGCTGAAGCCGCGCTTGGATTTGATGAGATTGTTCGGAAACTTCGTGAAACGAAGGTTGATGTTCTCGTGAACTATCTTCCAGTCGGATCCGAGGAGGCTTCTCGTTTCTGGATCGATGTCGCCATCGCAGCTCGAGTTCATTTCGTGAACTGTATTCCGACCATGATCTCGACTGATGAGACCCGTAAAATTGAGCAAAAGTTCATCAATGCTGGTCTGACTATTGTCGGTTCTGATATGCGTTCAGCCTGGGGTGCATCCAGAATGTCTGAGGTACTTCAGGGCGCAATGATCGATTCTGGTCTATATGTTACGCAACATATTCAAATGAACATGGCGGCTGGTTCAACCCAGGGTCAAGAGAATATCAAAAGTGGTCGAACAGCGAACACCGACTTTCTCAACATGGTCGAGAAAGAGCGACTCCATAACAAGCACATCTCGAAAGAGAATGTTCTGAAGGGACAAAACGAGGTTCGTAATACACCATACGCGGGTACGACCATGTTCGCTGGACCATCGCTTACAGTCTTCCAGAAGCCTGGTGGAGAATACATCGGCACCGATCAGAAGATCGCAAACTTCGACATCGTCGCATTTGGATTTGCTGGAGCTCGGTATGAACTTACTGCCCGTCTGGCAGTTCAAGACTCGCCAAACTCCGGTGGTGTTGTAGTCTCGGCAGTCAGATTCTGTAAAGTCGCATCTGAAATGGGTGTTGTTGGATTCCTTCGTGGTCCTTCAGCCTGGACACAGAAAACGCCCCCACTTCAGCTCTCGACCCAAGATGCCAAGTTTGAGTGCGATGCTCTTGCTCGTCGGATCTTCACCGATCTTACGAAGGCTCAACTTATCGAGAACGATCCAAAGGCAAAAGATCTTCCTTACACCTTCCAAAAGTCAGAGACTGATTATGAATAATCTTCATCAGAATATCAACTCCTTCGACTTTGATGGTGTCATTTGTATGGGAAAGGGTCCTGGAGTTTATCCAGGACCTCATGATGTCATCATTACTGGTCGGTCTCATGAAGAAAAAGAAGAAACTCTGGCATGGCTTGCTCGATGGGATATAACTAATGCAGTATTCTTCGCACCATGGTCATTTGATAATAAGACCCGACTAAACTCTGGAGCCCATAAAGCTGAAGTCATCATGATGCTTTCTAGATATAGATGGAAAGTGGGAATACATTTTGAAGACGATCCAATACAGGCCGAAGTCATTAAACAACATTGTTCAAATGTAAAGGTCGTACTTCTTGAACATGATCTTGTTAACAAAGAGAACGTAAGACGCGATGGGTTTGGAAAAGAAATCACTTGAACTGATTATGGATAATCGGGACCCAGAACGATTTGATTTTTTCAATCGTTGGGTTCTTGATTTCTTTCGCCGTGAAGCATTGAGAGAACATGGTCGTATCGATGAATACAAGGTGGATCCACTCTTTGGTGAAGCCATGCGTCAAGAGGTTTCATACTGGAATCCGAATCGATCTAAACACGCCGAGGTATTCTGGCTAGAGAATTACGTCTTTGGTCAGGATACCTCGATGCGGAATAAGGTTCTCAATGCCATGGCGGTGAAGTTTGTCGGAATGCCGACTCTTACCCTTGTCGCGACAGATTCAACGGATTACAGAAACATCATTGACTTCGATCAATACAAGAATCGTGGTAAGTATTACGATTGGATCAATAAGAACCTCGACGAGAATCCATACAAAATACCAGTATGGGGTCGAACCCAACTTCAGACGAGTCTTCAGACCGCGGCAAGAAACTTCGTAAGAGAAGAAGAAAAGGATCCAGAACTCCGATTCAGACTATCTCATATGATTCGTTGGATGGAACATCTCGATGAGGTGGGACTTTCTGATGTCGTGCTGAGTAAAAATTCCAAACTACATAATGTTTGTGAGTGGCTAAGATCACATCGTGGTATTGGACCGTATTTCGCATATCACCCACCCTGCAATTTCTCTCGTTCAGATGAATTGGCTCATATCGATGAAGATGATGATTATTGTCTTGTCGGCCCTGGTGCCAAACGTGGTCTCGAGTTCGTATTTCCAGAGGTCAACTTCAAGAACGAAAAGATCATGGAAGAATATATCTTGGCTGTCCGCGATCATCAGAAGGAATTCTTTGACTTTTCTGTTTACGATGGTGCCGAAGAATGGTATAATATGAACCTAGAACGTGGTGGTAATCTCACGACATTTGGAACGGAAATTACATTCTGCCAATTCAATGTTTATGAATGTATCAAAGATAATTCAAAGGCACAACAGAAGAGAATGCTACCGCTTGAGTTTGATGCATTCGATAAGATCGCCGAAGATCTAGAAAAGAAGAGAAACACATCTTCTTTGGAGGAGTTTTTTGACCTATAAGTTATTCAAAGACATATATGTTCGAACCGGTAAGCACGAAAGATCGGATCGCCGAATTGCCGGTGAATGCGCCCGCAATTATGTCGATATCAAGACAAAGGCAGATGATGTAATTGTCGATCTTGGGGCAAATATCGGTGGATTTTATCGAATGATTCGAAATCAAGAATTCCTCGATTATATCGCGGTTGAACCTGATCGAGAAAATATCAAGGTCATTAAGGAAAACAGTGAAGGTGACCGCCGTCTTATCGTTGCCCCCTTTGCGGTTTCAATGTCAAATCAAAAAATGGTTACATTCTATCAGACCGATTCAAAAAATTCAGCGTGTTCGGGAACCGTAACTCCTGTTTCGAATAGATCTATGTCGATGCGCAAGGTCCGTCAACAGGTACCAAACATCAATATCGTCACCTTCTTAACCGAGTTTCAGCCAACAATTCTTAAGGTCGATATCGAAGGTGCTGAAAATAATTGGTTGGCGGAAAGTAAAGGAATTCCAGAAAATATGGGATGTCTGCCTAGAATAATGTTCCTCGAACTCCATGGCGGTGATATGGTTCAGGAACACATCAAAAATGGAGTCATTGATAATCTTCGAGAATATTACGATATCTCAGGAGATGTGAATTGTGGTTTCGTCGACATCAATAAGCCAAAACTTACAATTGATGGTCTTCCAGAAGTCGGAGAATACGGCAATGGCGCATTATTTGGAATTGATTTGAGATTGGAATTGAAGAAATGAAAGCCGTACTTACATCCCCATTCTATCGAATAAACGATAAGCCGACCTCTCACAAATCATCACAAGCACATATCTATGCTGCAATGATTCGTGAAACCGAAGGCATCGATCTTGATGTCAATATCGGTGGAAAGATTACAGACTTCTCTAATTATGACACCATGTATGTGTATCATGGTAATGACTTCTTTGGTTCTCTTAACCTCTTTGGCGGCGTCAAGGGTTATGGTGGAGTAGAAGATCTCGTTGAATTCTCGAAGTTCCGTGGTCTCGTCTTTTCTCTTGGAATCGAGTTTCCCAATTATGCTGAGATGATTCGTGGTCGCCTTAAGGGTGATTACCCCGAGATCTGGGATCAGGTTGATCTCGAAAATCTCGAAGTCATGGAACGAGAAGCCAAACATGTAAAATTCCCGTCATGGTGGAGAAATATGGTTGGAGGTGACTCACATGCCATTTGCATGTATCGACCAGGATGGATGGTTAACTCAGTTCCTTTCAAGACTCTGAATGGGGCTCTTAAAGAGGGGCTAGAGCATTATGTTTTCCACCCAGGTGGAGGATATCTTGAAAAGGCCGAACTCTATTTTGGTAATATCGACATTCGTCACCATCTCTGTAGACTGGGTGATCCATCGGACACTGTTCCCCCCTTGGTGAAGGAATATGTACAAGCCGCAGACGCATTGGATATCGAACATCTGGGTATCTATGAGCCACTACCCATCGAAGACGAATCGAGAAAGTTGCCCAAATCTGGATACTACAAGGGTCGACCATTTTGGGGATCGTGGGAAGATCGGAATCGAGCTCGAGAAATATTCATCGAGACCGCGAAGAATGAGATCGAGCGTATAAATAGCCGTGTACGACTTATAGAATGGACCGATTATTTGAAAAACCCCCAAGGACAACTTGACTTTGCACACATGGAAAAGCCACGTTCCGTGCATCTTTCGCGTGCGAGTTATCCCCATTGGACCGGTCTCGAATCAGAAAATACATTAGAGGACTTTTTTGCATGAGCATTATGGACAAACTTAAGAAGAACTCTCGATCAAAGGATTCGAATATCCTTTCGAAGTCGAAGTTCTTCAACGCAAAGGATATGGTTCCGACTTCGGTTCCAATGATCAATGTTGCCCTTTCTGGTCGACTTGATGGTGGACTGACTCCTGGACTTACTGTCCTGGCTGGTCCGTCAAAGCACTTCAAGACGTCATTTGCCCTTCTTATGGCCGCGGCATATCTCAAACAATATCCCGACTCAGTCATGCTCTTCTATGACTCGGAATTTGGTTCACCACAATCTTATTTCAAGGCATTCAATATCGATCCAGAACGAGTATTCCATACTCCCGTCGCGAATGTCGAAGAATTGAAGTTTGACCTCATCAATCAGCTCGAACAGCTTGACCGCGATGATAAGGTCATTGTTGTAATCGACTCGATCGGTAACATCGCATCGAAAAAGGAACTCGAAGACGCAAAGGATGCGAAGTCGGTCGCGGATATGTCAAGAGCAAAGGCGATCAAGTCTCTGTTCCGTATCGCGACACCATACTTCACGATGAAGGATATTCCATGTCTTGCAATTAACCACATCTACATGGAGCAAGGCATGTATCCAAAGGCCATCGTTTCGGGTGGTACTGGCATCTATTACTCAGCCGACAATATTTGGATCGTCGGTCGTCGTCAAGAGAAAGACGGGACAGAAATCAAGGGTTATCATTTCGTCATCAATATTGAGAAATCTCGATTCGTGAAAGAGAAATCCAAAGTTCCGATCTCTGTCTCATGGGAAGGTGGTATCATGAAATGGTCTGGCCTTCTGGATGTCGCAGTTGAAGGTGGATTTGTTCATGAGGGCAAGAAAGGTCGGGCTAAAGGTTTCTTCCATATGGACCCAGAAACCGGTGAGGTTGGAGAAAAAGCCCATTATGAGCGTGAGACAAATAATGCTGAATTCTGGAAGTCAATTATCGCCAATCCGAAGTTTGGTGATTATGTCCAGAAGAAGTATTCAATCGCCCATGCTCCAATCATGGAAGAAGATGTACCAGAGGTAGAAGATGAAGTTTAATATCACAAACAACGAAGAATTTGAACAATTCGTGAAAGAAAAGAAACCAATTCTTTCAAGCAGCTCTGGTCTTGCTTATACTGTAGCCGGCGTCGGTCTTCAAATTTCTGAAAGCCATGTTCCAGGACGAACTGAGTGTACATTATTTCTAAAATGTGAATATCAGGGTGGAGTTGATCCATTTTGTATTGAAAAATTTACAGTGAAATACGAGGTTGTTGAAGACAATGAAAGAGAATGAAGACTACGCAATGGTCCCAGCTAAGGTCGATTCAGATCAGACATGGGATATTCGCATTCTCAAGGGTGACTTTATCGAGACCGTATTTCGATATGGAGCCGTGAGAATTGATGGCGAGAATGAACAGATAACATTTGATTTTGAAGTTATCTCGAGTCCAGATAAAGAAGTTGATGAAACAAATGAAGAACTTCAACAAATTGCAGGAGAAATCCTCAAGGACGTTATAGATAATTCTATTGAAGATGGATCTATTGAAATGTCGGATGTTGGATGAGCCATAACCTTGAACAAACTGTACTTCGTAATGTAATCACAAATGAACCCTTTATGAGAAGGGTTCTCCCTTTCCTCAAGACCAAATACTTTCAAGGCAATTATCGGATTCTATTCCGTCAGCTTTGTAAATATGTCGAGAAGTATAATCGTCTTCCGACCCAGGAAGCGATTGCAATCGAGCTTGAGAAATCCGAAGTCGCGTCGTCAGATCGATATTCTGATATCGTCGCTCTTCTCCCAGGAGTATTCCAAAAGGAGAAAGTCGATCAGGACTGGTTGTATGATCGGACCGAAGAATGGTGTCAGGAACGAGCCATTCATTTGGCAATCATGGAATCGATCGATATCATCGATGGAAATTCCGAGAAGTTCACAAAGGGCGCTATTCCGGATCTTCTAACCCAAGCCCTCGCGGTCGGATTTGATGCAAATATTGGTCACAACTATTTCGATGACGTGGCTGATCGATTTGCGGCTTATCATACCGAAGAAGAGAAAATCCCATTCGATCTTGATCTCATGAATAAGATCACGGGTGGTGGTATCGTCAAGAAAACCCTCTCAATTCTCTTGGCTGGTACTGGTGTTGGTAAGTCTCTGGCGATGTGTCACATGGCCGCGGCAAACTTACTCGATGGTAAGAATGTCCTCTATATCACGATGGAGATGTCAGAGGATAAGATCGCCGAGAGAATCGACGCAAATCTTCTAGATGTACCAATCAATCAGCTTGAAGATATGCCAGAAGATGCCTTCATTGATCGAGTTTCAAAGGTCAAGAAGAAGACTTCGGGTAATCTCATCATCAAGGAATACCCAACCGCCCAAGCCCATTCGGGTCACTTTCGTGCTCTTCTTAATGAGCTCAAGCTCAAGAAGCAATTTGTGCCTGATGTAATCTACATCGATTATCTTAACATCTGCGCTTCTTCTAGGCTGAAGGGAATGGGTGGTTCGATCAACTCATATTCCTATATCAAGTCAATTGCTGAAGAGGTTCGTGGTCTTGCCGTAGAATTTAGTGCGGCGGTCGTATCTGCTACTCAGGTTAATCGAACCGGTTTTACCAATTCTGATCCGGGTCTCGAAGATACGTCTGAGTCATTCGGTCTTCCAGCTACAGCAGACTTCATGGTCGCGCTCGTTTCAAATGAAGATCTGGAACGAGATGGAATGATTATGGTCAAGCAGCTTAAGAATAGATACAATGACCTGAACAAATACAAAAGATTTATGCTCGGCATTAATCGATCTCACATGAGACTATTCGATGCTGAGACAGAACCAGGTGATATTATTGCAGAAACTAGTCAGACCGAAGAAATAGAGTTCGAAGCCCCTGGAACAAGGGGTTATCGAAACAATCTCGCAAAGTTTGACTCAATCGTGGTAGATTAATATGAAAAACTTAGCAGATTACTATACGCCAGAAGAATTCTTTGAAACATTCGTATGGCTGGAAACAAAGGACTATGCTCTTGCAGAAAGCGCATCGCCCTTTGATAACACCCGATGGTCTATTATTTGGCAACATATTATTCAGAATATTTCAACTGGTTTGTATTATCGAATTACATGGGAAGTTCCTGCAACTGAACTTCAAGACCAAGATCTTGAAGATCGAATGATGTCGATTGAAACAGTAGTTCCAGTTAAAGTTGAAACCACAGTGTATATTTCAAAAGAGGAAATGGACAAAATATGAAGAAGTCAACTGTTCAGAACAATAAGAAGACATCAATTGGTCGAAAAAATATCAAGTTCGCGACCATGAATAAGTCGAATAAGAGAAGCTATAAGAAATATCGAGGTCAAGGAAAATGACAGTAAATCTCATTTCTAGAACTGAGGGATTCGGCGTTCTTGAAGGTAAGAACCTCGAAGAGATTATTGAATACACTGCTCGTGTTTCAAATCCATCGAATCAGGCAAAAGATCTTCCGGCCGGTAAGCTTCTGAAATATCTCGCAAAGCATTCCCATTGGTCACCATTTGAAATGGTTTCTGTTTGTCTTGAGGTGAATACGACTAGAGATATTGCACGTCAACTTCTTCGCCATCGATCCTTCTTCTTTCAGGAATTCTCCCAGAGATATGCTGATCCGACTTCTGATCTGGCATTTTCTACCCGAGAAGCCCGTTTACAGGACATGAA